TCTGCAAAGAGAAAGTAAAACTATTGTTTATCGATGGTGTCGCAGATTTAGTAGAAAACACTAACGATTTAGTAATGAGTAAAGAAGTCGCAGATTATTTGTTAAGATGGACTACTGAGTACAATATACATATTTGCACCGTAATTCACAAAGCAAGCGGCACAAACAAACCCTTAGGGCATTTAGGTACTTTTGTATTAAAGAAAGCAGAAACTGTTATTGATTTAGAAAAAGACGATTTAGGGCAAATTAAAGTAACTAATCCTTATAGTAGAGGCTACCAATTTGAGGAGTTTTCCTTTGACGTAAATAAAAATGCATTACCTTACTTAGTAGAATAGTTATGAAAGCAAACGAAATAAATTATATTTATAAAAGAATTGAGTATTATAAAAAGTATTTGCGTTACCGATGCGACATTATAGCAAACGATCCAAAAAGATGGCTAGGTGTTAGTAAATTGGAATTACCAAGTTTTGATTATTATTTAAAAAATTGCGTAGAAGACAAAGGCGGTAAGTACGATTTTACAGTAAGGCGGTATTCAACACCTACTCAACACCTAAACCCAATTAGTTTTAATTCACAAAACAAATACCAAATGGATTCAAAAATACTTTATAGAAATATAACACACTCTATGTGGATGGGAACGGCTTTTAACTACAAAACCATTATTAAAACTAGATAAATTATGATACACACATTAGAAACAATCAAAAAATTAATTCAAAAGCAATATTTGCGAGGGCAAAACTGCGAGAAAACAAACGCTATTTATAGAAAACTTTTAAAAGAAAACAAATTATGAATACAATAGAAGAATATTTAAAAAATTCAAAAAACGCAAACTTAAAGATATTTGGATTTAGTGCGTTTTCATTTCACGCTGTTTCTGGTTTTGGATGGTTTAGATTTTTTGGGTTAGGATTACATTGGAAAAACACATTAAAGCATAGATTATATTTTTCTGAAAGGAATGGATATAAAAAAAATTATAATATAGGAAATTGGAATATATCATTTATATCTTAAAACCTATGAAAATACTAGTAATTAAAATAAACGGAAGTCTAAAGCCTTGCTATGATTCCGACTACGAAAATTTCGCTAAAATACCAATAGGGGAACAAATAGAAATAACCTACACTAAGCGCAGAAACCTATCCTTCCATAAAAAATACTTTGCTTTGCTTAAACTATGTTTCGAGAATCAAAGTGATTATAGGATTTTAGAAGATATGCGTAGAGATTTAATAATAACATCTGGTAGATACGACGAAATAGTAAACAAAATCACGGGCGAGGTTTACAAACTAGCAAATTCTATAAGTTTTGGAAGTATGGACGAAAATGAGTTTACTAAACTTTATGAAGATACTAAAGAAATAATAAGCAAGTGGCTAGGAATAGATAACGAAACAATTGAAGAACAAATTTTACAATACTTTTAAATTAAACACAAATGTCAGAAAGTACAAAACAATCTTTAAATGAAGCCAAAAACGGCAATAAGTCAAAACCGATGTTAGCGACTGGGTTGTGTTATGTAGTAGAGTGTTCTGCTGGTTCTTATGACGATTGTCATTCTTGGATTGCTGGAATTTATTTAGATGCTTTTGATGCAGAAAAATTAAAAACTGAAATAACAACTGAAATAGAAATTGAAAAAAACAGTCCTTGCCCATTTGATGAAAACCAATTAGAATTTTTAACAGATGAACAGAGTGACACTTATTACAAATGGTGGAATGACAATAACGATGCTAACGAGTTTAATTCTGCTAGAGTTATTGAATACCAGATTGGGAAACCTTGTCGCTAACTTGTATATATAAGAACCTTTTACAAATGAAAAAATAAAACTAAATAAATTATGATACAAATTACAAACGAAGATAATATGTCTTTAATGGCTCGATACCCTGATAATTACTTTAATTTGGCAATAGTTGATCCGCCTTATGGGATTGGAGCAGATAAGGCTCAAAATGCGGGAGGAGAAAAATATGGGTATAAAAAATACAAGGAAACAGACTGGGACAGTTCAATTCCTAATATAGAGTATTTCAATGAGTTAAAGAGAATATCTAAAAACCAAATAGTATGGGGTGGTAATTATATGACTGAATTTTTAAATCCAAGTATGGGGTGGGTTTTATGGGATAAAGGTCAAAGAGATTTTTCTTTAGCTGATGGAGAATTGGCTTGGACTTCTTTTAATAAAGCGTTGAGAATTTTTACAATGCCTAGAGGAACTGCTTTGGCGGATGCAAATAATAACGGCGGTAAAATTCACCCAACACAAAAGCCTGTTAAACTTTACGAATGGTTATTAATGAACTACGCAAAAGAAAACGACAAAATACTCGACACGCATTTAGGTTCGGGAAGTATTGCGATAGCTTGTCATAATCTAAAATTTGATTTAACTGCTTGTGAGTTAGACAAAGAATACTACGAAGCAAGTTTAAAAAGACTGCATAACCACCAATCACAACTAACAATGTTTTAAGGAAAAGTTTGAAAACATAAAATAAAGGGATTAACTATGAAACTAAAAAAATGTAAAGTTTGTAAAGAAATTTTCGAGCCTAGACAATTTGCTCAAATATGCTGCGGTTATAAGTGCGCTATAATACACGCTAAGGAACTTAAAAGGCTAAAAGATACTAGAGAGTGGAATGCAGAAAAGAAAGTCTTAAAAGAGAAATTGACAACTCCAGATAATTATAGAGCCAAAAACTTGCAACCCACTATAAATAAAATAGCTAGGTTTATAGATTATGGTTGCGCTTGTATTGCGACCGATAACTTTGGAAAACTTGCTGGAGGTCATAATATTTCGGTTGGCGCAAATAGATCGACGGCATTAAACTTACATAACATTCACATTCAAAGTTTTGCTTCCAATTCATTTAAAGGCGGTGATACGATAAAATACCATAAAGGAATAGTAAAGCGTTACGGGAAAGAATATTTAGAGTTTATGGATAGCTTGCATAAAACTCCGAAGCTAAGTTTAAGTTATAAAGAAATGGTTTTAATAAATACTAAAGCAAAAAAGATTGCTTTAAACCTATCCAAAAATTTAACCGAACTAAACCCGCAAGAAAGGATTAATTTAAGAAATCAAATTAACATAGAGTTAGGTATTTATTCAAAAGAATTTTGCTTATTTAAAACAAACGAAACTAAGTGCTAGCAGAAGAAACAGAAATAGAAGTACACGCTTTTCACAAAACAAAACCAACTATAAAAAAGTTAATGACTATTAAAAATTTTAAGGAGTTACCAAAGTCTAAAGATTATATTTATAGAGCGTATCAAATTAATTTTAATAAAAGTATTGTTTAATAGTAAAAGTGTTGTATCTTTGTAGAAACAAATATAAATTATGAAAACAGAAAAAAATCCAAAAGGAGCGGGCAGACCTAGTAAGACTTACAACCAGAAAAACCTACAAAAGAAAGTGCCTTTAGAAATGTTTAGAGAATGTATAGAGGCTTTGAATGTTATCTGCAAGGATTACGAGAAAAAACATTTATAGTGTTACGCAACAAAAAACAAATAGCCGATTTTTTAAAGATAGGTTATGAAACGGTAAGATCAAGAGTTAAATATCTAAACTTAGAACACGTAGACAAGCAGTTTAAGCTAGGTAGAATGTACAACGATAACCAAGTAAACGAAATAAGACTTTACAAAAATAATCCTTTTATAACAAGCCACGATATTGTTTACGTAACAAGGCAAACAACAATACTACAAAGCAAACTAAACTTTTTAACTCTTGAACAATTATGATAAAAGCTATATTAAAATTTAGAAAAGATTATGCAAACTGGATTGAAAAATTAAACTTAAAAATAAAATTATGAAAGCACCAACTTTAGAAGAAGTCAAAGAACACATTAACAGCTCTAAACACATTGGAAGTTGTTGTTTAGATATTTACAACGAACAGCTTTCTGCATTATTAAAAGACAAAACACCAACTTTAGAAGAGGTAAAAGAGCATTTTAAAAACGCTAAAGAAGTTAAATGTTTATCTAGCGATAGAATTTACGACCTGACTAGGATTAAAATAATTAAAGATATACACGAATGGCACGGAGGTTATTGGATAGACGCACAAGTTTCAGTAAGTAATATAAAAATTGTAGATGAATGTAGTAATTTTGCAGAAATACTTACTTATAAAGAAAAAAGCTATAAAACACCAACAGCAGAAGAAGTTAGAAATCATTTTAAAAACGCTAAACGAGTTAAAAGTTCTTATAGTAAATTAATTTTTGATTACAAAGAGGAGTCTTTAGAATTTAGCGAAAATTGCTTTTATAACGGAAGTTATGTTTTATGGCAAAAAGAAAAAGGTTATTCTGAAATAATATTTTACAAAGAACCATTAAAGCAAACGGTAAAAGAATTATTGAAGGGTAGCGAGTTTGAAAATGAAGATTGGGCATTTTCTTGTGAACATTACTTTGAGGATAAAAAACATATTGAGTTTGATAATAGAAAAATAAAACTAACGCAAGAACAAGCGGAAGATATTATCGGTTACAAATTTGAAATAATCTAACCATGACAGCGCTAATTATAATAATACTATACGTATTGAATATATTTATAGCTAGATGGATGAACAAAATACTATTTAAAAAAGGTATTCTTAAATATAAAGAATGGATTGAATGGTTTATACCTATTATACCTATTATTATTTATGTTGCAATATATTTTATTGAAAATAAATTTAATTCAAATTGTTTCACAGGTAAAAATTGGTAACTATGACAGCAAAAGAAAAAGCAAAGTATTTATTTGATAAATTTAGACCGCTTGCATATCACGACCAAAGAGAAATTGGCTCTTATCAATTAATGCAAGAAATGCATAATGCAAAGCAATGTGCGTTAATTACTGCAAATGAGATTTTAGAAACAATACCTTACATTAATAACACACAAGAAGAATGTAATAAAAGGGTTTACTATATTGAAGTTTCAGAAGAAATAAGCAAACTATAAAATCATATTTCTAACATAGTAACATTTTTAACTTATATTTGTATAACTTAATTTTATTACTATGTTAGAAATTCTTTGTTTAAAACACGATTTGTGGGTAAAGATGGCAAGAGGTATTTGCAAAGACCAATTCTTAGCTGATGACATAGTAAGCGAAATGTATTTAAAATTAAAAGACTACGACAAAGAACTAAACGATTTCTATATTTACTTTACATTAAAGTCTGTTTGGTTAGATTGGTTAAAGTCTGAGAATAAAAGAATGCATTGCGAATTAACCGCAAACCTAGCGGCCGAAGAAGAAGAACCCGATACTATTTATAAAGTTCCCGATTGCTTAACTTGGAAAGAGCGAAAGATATTAATACTTCGATACGATAACTCACTTAGGGAAATTGAAAGACGCTACAAAATAAATTTTATGACAGTTAGTAGAATAGAGAAAAAAGCAAAGATAAAAGCAAATAAAAAATTATGATAGCAAAACCAATATTTATAGTAAGGATTAGCGACTGGGATTTAGACGAAAAAGAAAAAGATATTATTTCAAACAAGTTTGTTGAAAATTTTAAAGATTATAATTGTTTAGTTGTTTTTGAGGACAGAGATAAAGCTGCTTTTGAATGTTATAATTCTACTTTTTATGATTTAAAAATTTTTAAAAAATTAAAAGAAATGTTTTTAAATAAAAAATCATGGTAGCAAAAATTGGTAAACAATGAAACTAAGAATACATAAGAGCGTGTTTAGGCAATACTTTCTACCAATAAGTTACAATATTAAATATTCGTCGTTATTAATGTGTAGTTTTTGTATGAATTAAATATGCGGTAATGTTCCAAGGTAGGCGATTTGGTCTCCAACACCGAGTGGGTAGGTTCGATTCCTACACCGTATGCAAATAAATAAAATCAAATATTGAATTATATTGATTATGGACAAGAGAAAAAACAACGGTGGAAACAGCACCAAAGCACTAGGTATTGATAAGCGAAAAAACGATTATAAATTAGCAATAGATGAAGCATCTAATGTTGAAGATGTTGTTGTCATTTTAAAAAAAATATCTTCTTTGGCTAAAGACGGAGATTTAATGGCTTGTAAATTATTCTTATCTTATTATTTAGGTATGCCTAAGCAAGTAATCGACCAACACAATACTCACGAGGTTAATAATTTTAGTATAAAGGATTTATATGATAGCCAAACAGAAACAGATTTGGAATAGTTTAAGTAACGATACCAGATACTTTGTTATTACTGGCGGGCGTGGTTCTGGCAAGTCATTTGAAGTAGGTAGGTTTACAAGTCTACTATCTTTTGAATTAGGGCATAAAATACTATACACTAGACAAACAATGACTTCTGCGCACTTGTCGGTTATACCAGAGTTTCAAGAGAAAATAGACTTACTTGAAATGAATAACGCGTTTGATGTTAATAAGACCGAAATAAAGAATAAGCAAACGAATAGCGAGATAATATTTAGAGGTATTAAAACAAGTTCGGGAGACCAGACAGCAAACCTTAAATCAATTACGGGAGTTACCACTTGGGTGCTAGATGAGGCAGAGGAGTTAACAGATGAAAGTACTTTCGATAAGATAAACCTATCTATTAGAATTAAGAATAAACAAAATAGAATCATACTTATATTAAATCCTGCTACAAAAGAGCATTGGATTTATAGAAAGTTCTTTGAAGAGGCTGGAGTAACGGAAGGATTTAACGGCGTTAAAGGGAATACAACTTACATCCATACAACGTATCTAAACAACTTAGATAATCTTAACATAGATTTTATTAACGAAATAGAATTAATCAAAGAAAACAACCCTAAGAAGTACGAACATCAAATACTAGGTGGCTGGCTAGACAAAGCGGAAGGTGTTGTATTTACAAATTGGAAGTTTGGAGATTTTGACAATACTCTACCTTATTCCTTCGGTGCGGATTTTGGATTTAGTATTGACCCTAGCACATTGGTTAAGGTAGCAATAGACAGAAAGTTAAAAATAATATACGTTAAAGAATTGTTATACAAGCCAAAGTTAACAACAAGCGAGTTGGCGATAATATACAAACAAAACGTATCTGGAAAAGAGTTGATAATTGCAGATAGTGCGGAACCTAGATTAATAGAGGAAATACAACGATACGGATTTAACATACAAGCCACCGAAAAAGGTGCTGGAAGTATTAAGGCTGGTATAGAACTAATGCGAGACTATCAATTAATAATAGACAAAGAAAGCGTTAACGTCGCTAAGGAGTTAAATAACTACGTGTACAGCGACAAAGCAAGTAGTTTGTTTGTGGATAATTGGAATCACGCAATCGACGCAATAAGATACAATGTGTTCTTTCATTTAAGTAACCCACATAGAGGAAAATTTGATATAAGATAATTATGAAAATAAACATACCAGAAAATATTAGCGAGGTTACACTAGGGCAGTTCCAGAAGTATATGGAGTTATTAGAGCGCGACTTGGATATAATGAATTTTAACAAGCGTAAAGTATCAATCTTTACAAACATACCATTTAAAGATTTGGCTAGCGTAAAGGCTATTGACTTTGAGCGTATAAGTAAGCAAGTAGATCTTTCTTTAAATACAGATGCACAATTTCAAGCAACCTTTAAATTAGATGGTTTAGAGTTTGGCTTTATAAATGACTTTGAAGAAATAAGTTTAGGAGAGTTTGCAGACCTAGAAAAATACCAAACAAGCCAAAATGATTTACATAATCTAATGGCTATACTATTCCGACCGATAAGAAACAAAGCACACGGTAGGTACGAAATTGAAAGTTACAAAGGTACTGCGGAATATGCGGAACGAATGAAATCGATGCCTTTAAATATTGCTAACGGCGCGCTGGTTTTTTTTTTGAATTTAGCGAGCGAGTTAGAGGATTATACCCTGAGATATTTGAACGCGGAATAAGCGAGGGTGAGGATATGGCAAACTACTTTAAAGATTGGGGTTGGTATCCTACTATTAAGAAGTTAGCTAAAGACGACATCTTCGCAATTGATAAAGTAACTCAACTAAGTTTGCATAAATGTTTATTATTTTTAAGTTGCGAGGTGGTAGAAAATAAAGCAATCATAAGCGCTCAAAATAAATCTAACGGTAAACAAATAACCGAATTGTAAAATAATTTAAAAGTTTTTTAAATAAAGTATTGTTTATTCAAATGTTGGTTGTATCTTTACACCATAGAAACAAACAAATAGAAATTATGACAACTCAAATGCAAAAATTCAACAAAGTTAACCCAATAATTACAGAAGTAAAAAAAGATAGAATGACTTTAGAAATCAGACAAAGAGGTTATTTTATAATATTAGATAGTGGTAAAATAACTAAAAAAGGAATTAGACTAAGTCAAGAATTAAAAACATACTTCGGAGTTTAATTCCGAAGTATAAATTTATAAAATGAAATATCCAATTTATTTTCAAAATTCACAAGGTGTAAAAGTAGCAACTATTTCAAAATATTTTTCTGCCGATAAAACTCCAAGATATAATGTAAATACTAATTCTACTACAAACACTTATTCAATATCCACTTGTATGGAAAGATGGAAACCAGTGTATAAATTTGTAGTTGGAGATATTGTTTTTTGGAAAGATTACAAATTAGAAGTTATAAAAGTAGTCGTAAAAGATGAATTAATAAGATGCGTAGGAGTTAATGACGGAAGCAAAACAATATGTTGGAAACATTGGTTGAATTTTTCAGACGTAACAATTATTTAATTTATTTACCATGCAAAGACAAAACCTAATAATACTAATACAACCCTATTCATTCGAGTAGGGTTTTTGCTTTTGTTACATATTAGCAATGTTATCGTTTTACTTATATGAACGGATACAGCGAAATTTTACGATACATTAAGACACTAGCCGAGCAGGATTATTTTATTAACACAATAACACAAGGCGATTTTGAAGACGTTGATATTAGTAAGAAAAATATATTTCCTTTGTTACATATTAGCGTTGGTAACTGTTCTTTTCCTAGCGATAGTGTAATAAGATTTGACTGCCAAATAGGCGCGATGGATATAAGAGATATTAACAAAGAAATAACCACCGATAAATTTTACGATAACGACAACGAAATAGATAACCTAAACGAAACTTTAGCGGTTGTTAACCGATTATGGTTATTGATGTTAAAAGACTTTGAGGAGAACGATATAACTGCCAGCGAAAATCCTACCCTCGAACAGATGAACGAGAGTAAAAAGAACCTTTTAGATGGTTGGGTTATGACATTTACAATCGACGTGCCAAACGTTTTGGTTTCATTATGTTAACAGAACAAATATTAAATAGGTTTGGCGATAACGTTACTAAGAAAGCTAAGGCTATACTTGCAAAGCGTGATAAATTAGATACGGGTAAGTTAAGCGAAAGTTTAAAATTTACGGTTAAGAAGTCAAAGAATAGTTTAGAGTTTACATTGCTTGCAGAAGATTACGCTACGTTCGTAGATAAAGGAGTTAAAGGCACAAAAGATAATTCAAGAGCACCAAGCAGTCCGTTTCAATTTAAACAAGGTAAAGTTTCCGTACCTATCGCACCAATATTAGGCTGGGTAAAAAGAAAGAGGTTTCAATTTAGAACTAAGCAAGGGCGGTTTATGAGTTTCAAGCAAATGGCATTTATAATAGGTAGGTCAATACATAGCAAAGGAATTAAAACAAGTAACTTTTTAACAACTCCTTTTAACGATGAGTTCAAGAAGTTGCCTAAAGAATTAATAGAGGCTTACGGTTTAGATATGAGAGATTTATTAAAAACAAGTTTAAAAAATAACAAATGATTAAAACATTATCTCCATACTATATTGATATTCCGTTAACCAGTCCTAGCAATTCGCTAGTATGCACTTCTTACACGGTGCAAATATTTATTTGGCAAGGTAACATAACGGCAGTACCTAGTTTGTCATCATATCAAAAGACAAGGTTTAACCCAACTGGCTCAAACGCAATTGATAGGGTTGAAATTGGAAGAATAGTAAATGACTTTATAGACTTTGATATTACTATACCGCCATTCGCTGGTTTGTATGATAGCGACAACCAAGCGTGGGTTAGATTTCATGTTATCTATGATGTAGAACCAAAGGTAATACAATTGCAGCAAACAAATTTAGCAATAAAAGGTTACGGTTATTTTCAAGAGGGAGCGAATCCAACTATTCCAACTAACAAAATATTATTAACACAAGACGAATACAAGGTAGACAGAAACGGTTTATTTATATTACCTATCAAAGTAGAGCAATCTATTACACCAGATTACAATGCAGATGACTACACAATTGATTATTTTATAGTATAGAATTATGGCAACAAAAGCAGAAGTACAAGCAATTATAGATTTGAATTTAGCAAGTCAAAGCGATATAACAGCGACTGAACATAGAGTAGTTGAGACGGCTATTTTGAATTTCATAGCGCAGGAAGTTGCAAGTTTGCAAACACAAATTAACGCAATACAAGCAGCACCAGCAGCAAGTCCCTTCTTAAGAATAGCAAATTATTATATTGGTGATGTTGGAGGCTCTGACGTACTTAAAACTGTTACATTTCCAAATGTGGGAACTGACCAATACGAAGTGTTAGGTTCGTTAGTTCACGTTTCTGGAGTTTTTGGAGCAAACAATGACGTAATTTTTAGCATTAGAGAAAAGACAAGCACTTCATTTAAGCTAGCATTACGAGAAGTAGATTCAGAAGTACAAAATATATCATTCGACTATGCACTTTTACCTTTTTAATTATGATCGCAGTACGCAGTTATCCACTTGGAGAGATAAATTACACTATTCAAACGCCTAGCTCAACCTTTAGCGGTGAGTTAATTAAATATTTATGGGTAGATTTAAGCCAAACAACCACCGATGAGTACGTAGAAATAACTTACAACGGAATAGTTAAGACTTTGTTAATAACAGATGAGTGTAGATACACTCCAATTGATATAGTTTTCCAAAATAAAGAGGGTGCAAGTCAGATATTTACAATGTTTAAAGTACGTAAAGATACCATTTCGGTAACTTCCGATAGTTTCGAGGGCGGCGCGCCTTTAGGTAAACATCAATTTAACACATTTAACGTACAATCTAAGAGCAAATTTACAATTAATAGTGGCTTTGTAACCGAAGATAAAAACGAAGCAGTTAAGCAATTATTACTTAGTGAAAAAGTTTGGGTATTAGAGAGTGGACAAGCTATACCAATTAGCGTATCTAGCAAGAGCCAAGAATTTAAGACTAGACAAAATGACAGATTGATAAATTATAGTTTAGAATTTGAGTACGCGTTTAACGATATTAACAATGTATAATGATTACAGAAATATTTATAGGAAATACAAAGGTTGATTTATCAAAAGACGAAAATATTGATTTTAATAGTTCGGTTGCAAACACCGATGATATAACTAAAATTAATACAGACTTTACTAAAAGTTTTACAGTCCCAGCAAGCGACCGAAATAATTTTTTATTCAAACATTATTACGATGCGGATATAGACAATACTTTTGATGCAAGAACTAAGGTTAAAGGCGAAATTAAAATATCTGGGTTTCCTTTTAGAATTGGTAAATTTAGATTAGAAAAAGTTAGCGTTAAAGATGGCAAACCCGCAAACTATACAATTAATTTTTTTGGTGATTTAGTAAACATTAAAGACTTAATAGGCGAAGATGAATTAACATCTTTAGACTTGCAGGCGTTGGATCATTCTCCAAGTGTTCAAAGTATTCAGATAGGATTAGAGCAAGGCTTGTTTGATAGAGATATAGTTTATAATTTAATAAATACTAGAAAGCAATTCTTTTATAACTCAACACCAAATTATAGTAATCCTTTACAATTGTTAACAACAAACGTAGGTACAACTAAAATATTTGGGGAGGGCGTAGACGACTTGGATTTATTTCCTTCCGTTAGAATATCAAAAATACTAGAAGCGATTAGCACTAAGTATGGTTTGACTTTTAGTAACGAATTTACAAATAGAACAGAGTTTAAAGAGGCTT